CGCCATCAGCGTGTTGTAATCCGCCTGCAGGATTTTCCCGTCTTTCAGGGCATTATTCAGCTCTTCCTGCCGGTCAGTATATTTCTCCAGTGGCGTCAGCAGGCGCTCATACGCCTTCTGCGCCTCTCCGGTATACTTCAGCTGTGACGCCTCACGCTCAGCCCGGTCCCTTGCCACCAGTTCACCGGCTTTTTCCATATCCGACTGCAGCGTGGCTGCCGCCAGCCCCAGACGGGCATTTTCACGGTCATCCCATGCACCCTGAAGGTTGGCACGGAAAGAGGAGGTCTTTCCCCGGCGCTGACTCCGGCTCTGGTACCACTGCCATTTTTTATCCGCCTCATCAAATGCCTTCTGCGCACTGGCGAGCATATCCGCTGAGGATTCAGGACGACCGATATCCAGGATGGCATCCCACATCAATTTGAATGCCTTCCCGGTTTTATCCGCCCAGGTTTCCAGCGTCCCCATGTTTTCTTTCAGGCGACGGGTCTGCTCATCAAAGCCTTTTGTGGCGATATCGTTCGCCGCCTGTAAGGCCCCTGCCTCATCACCCGAACGCTGCAGCTGCGTAACATACGCAATCTGCTCTGCCGTCACGTTACGGAACTGGCGCGCCATAGCCATCAGTCCCGACGTCGGGTCGGTGGTCAGCTTTCCAAAAGCCTCTGCAACCTTGTCCACTTCCACACCGGATGCAGAAGCAAAACGCGCCACACTCTGGTTGATGGCATCAAACTGTTCACCACCACGCACACCGGCATTCACCAGGGCTGCCAGTGACTCACTCGCCTGGTTAAACGTCAGCCCTGCTGCCTGTCCGGCTCTGGAGAGCGTCAGCATGCGAGCGGCAGTCAGTCCGGACTGATTAACCGGAAAGAACCAGGGTTTTATTAAACGCTGAAAGCATGGAATCCCCCTGGTACCAGGCATACGCCAGCGCACCTGTCGCCACCGCCAGCGAGGTGACCCCGACCATCGGCAGGGTGATCGCACCGGCAAGCCCCCTGAACATGGGGAGCATCCCGCCGAAAGGCGTCCTTCACCTGACCGCCCTCGTTGCAGCAGAATCAGCCAGGGATTCTGACCACCGGCAAGCTGCGTGGCGATATCCGTAAACTGTGCAGGCAGGGTACGCATGGCCGCTTTATACTGCCCGACGGAAATCCCGGCTTTTTTGTGCAGCCAGCGCCTGACGGCTCAGGCCCTGTTCAACAGCACTGGCGGTTTTTCTGGCGTCGGTATCCAGTCCTGAAAAATGACGCCTTACCCGGCTTATCTGCTCATCGAAACGGACCGCATCCAGACTCAGGTCAATAACAAGATCACCAACCGGCTGGGACATATCTCACACCTCCAGGAATCCCCGCTGAAGCCATCATTAATGCGACATCATCCTCACTGACATCCACCACATCCGCAGAAGGTGAAATATCGCCCCCTCCTTCCCCACCAAACCGGATGCCTCCGGCAAGTCCTGCCGCTTTCTGCATCAGCATTTTTTCCTCATCCGCCATCTCCGTCTGCTCTTCCTCACGCCGGGGGGCAAGCAGACTGAAGTCCGAGGGATACATATCCGGATCGCAAAAAAACAGGCTGAGTACGGTGTACGTCAGCCCGGAAAAATGCATATCCAGTTGGGTATCGTGAAAATAATGCGTGCGGTAAAAATGTGCCAGTCGGCATATTCGGTGGATGTCATCCCGGCAAGCATGGCGCGCCAGTCAGGCCTCCCCATCTCACGCGCCAGTCTGAGGGCAAAATTCAGCTCGCCGTCGAAGACTTTCCCGCAGAAAAATCATCATCAGTAAGCGCATTATTTTTCGCCACTTCGGTGATATCCGTATCCACATGAACAGGCTCACTCATCCCGGACAGACGCAACACCACGTCTTCCGCCCGGGCAATGGCATCAGCAGGCCAGGTGGTCAGGACTTCCTGCTCAATCTGCATCACAGCCTCATTCATTGACGGTGACTCCGTTTTCTGCGGATGGTTATGCCACAGGGACATCGCCACCAGAAACGCCCCGGTTCTGACAAGGTCTTCCACGCTCACCTGCAGGTTGCCGCTGGCTTCAGACTCTTCTGCCCGCCGTTTCAGGAGGGCAAGATGCTCTATACGCTGCAGCGCAGACAGTTCGGAAAGGGTGACGGACACACCGTTATATTCAAATTCTTCTGTTTTCAGAAACATGTATTACCTCCGTTTACCCTGCAGCGCCCGCTTCAGTAACGGTGACTTCAGCTACCGTGGCAAACTGACCATTACCGGAAATCACGGGGATACTCACTTTTCCAGCCTTAACCCCCGTCACAGTGATCACCATATCTTTCACAGCAATGGTTCCCGTTGACGGATCGGCGGAAACCGCTCTGAACGTCTTGTCGGTTGCACTTTCCGGCTCAAAAGAAACAGTCAGGGTGGTTGCTTTCCCTTTTTCCACAGTACCGGATGTCGGCGTCACCTTAATTGCAGTGACCGGCGTAATTTCGCTGCGTTCTTCCGCCACGGAGGGTTTGCCCACGTTGGTAACTTTCACTGTTCGGGTGATCACTTCTTTCGCCGTCACGGCCTTACCGATACTGCTGACCCAGCCACGAAACACATCCACCGTGCCATTCGGAAAACGGATTTTATAGGCCCGGACATCGCCGCTTTCAAACCAGCCTATAAGCCCTTTCTGGCCTTCCTCTCCCGGTTTCCAGGCCAGCGTAAAACTGGTATCACCCGCAGATTTCTGTCCCTGCCCGGTCGCGGTCCAGTCCGCGTCTTCATCATCCAGGTAGTTATCATCGTAGGATTCTGCCGTCATCTCGCCGGGTGTCAGATCCTTCACCTTAGCCAGTCGCTGCCAGTCATCGTCTGACAACGGGTTTGCATAAGCATCACCCGTGCCGGTGTAAACCCACAGTGTGGTACCGGCACCTTTTACCGGCGCCAGGGGATTTGGTGTTGCCATATCGTCCTCACATCTCGTATGTAATGGAATAAGTCAGATCTGCAGAACTCCACAATGCCATATCGTCATCACGACGATAGTCATAGCCCTGCGTAACCATCGTGGTAATCATGCCTGCCAGTGCAGGGATCGCCGCCATCGCCGGGTAAATCCGGCTTTCCATCCACTGATCAAGCTCTGAATCCGGTACCTGTGCCGGTAAAAACACCTCAATATGCAGTGTGGCCCGCCAGGTATCTGCATCCAGCTCTTCACCGGTATACTCCGCATCCGTCAGATAAACCGCGACCGCGGGAAAATCCTCTTCGTCAAAAACAACGGGGCGACCATCAAACAGCGTCGCCCCGTGTTCATGCTGCTCCAGTGCATCCAGCACTGCCCCGCGGATATCAGTATGTTTCATCGTTTTATCGCAATCCTCAGTTGTTGTTTCAGCGCGTATGCCAGTTCTTCTGGCAGGCGTTCACGCCGGATACGGTCAACGTTCTCATCAAACGCCTGTTTCAGCGGGGCCGCCATCGGGATTTTCACCACATCAATGGGGTAACGGTTTTTCCCGGCCACACGCTGCATGACATGCCAGCGACCGTTTTTTAATCGCTGGATAAATGCCCGCTGATACCGATGCTGACCAGCTTTAAGTATGCTGTTCGGACGACGGCCCAGCCTCCTGATCCCCAGCTTAATCACAGGAAGATCACCGCGGTTAACGATAATTTTTGCATTCGGATTTCTGACCGTCGCCCTTTTCAGCCTGGCCCTTTCCTTTACCAGTTTCCGGCGTACCTTTGTCTCACGGGCAACCTGTGACGCCGACTGATTTATTGCCGTTGTGGCCACACGGTTAATGGCCATTGCTGAAGCAGCAGGAATGGCGTTTTTACGAACCCGGCTCAGATTATCAATCGCCTGATCAAGCCCTTTTATCGCCATAATTTCACCCTGCGTTTATCGTCGCCGGTTAACTGCGGGTGGTTGCCCACGGTTGAGCCAGATATAACAGCTGCCCCCGTCATCCGGAGAAACACGATCCGCCCAGAACATCTCGCCGTTAATGGTCAGCGTGTCTCCACGCCGCAGTTGCCGCACATCATCAGTCCGGACAAACAGGGACGGGCTGGAGCCTTCAACGCGCACGCCCTGTCCGGCATAGCTGATATTTTCAGGGTCATCAAAAACACCACGTATCACAGCACCGGACTGCTCACCGGATGTCATGGTGGCTGACGTTCCCATGTACCCGCGTATCGTTTCATCGGCGCAGGCAATGGCAGCATCGAACAGGTTATCGAAATCAGCCACAGCGCCTCCCGTTATTGCATTCTGGCCAGGCCGCGCTCTGTCATTTCAGCTGCCACACCGGCAGAGACACGGAACGCCGTTCCCGGCAGCACAAATGCCACAGCCTCATCCCGCGTGGCGTGAAGTGCATCAGTATGCAGCGTCACCAGTGCCACGACCGTGACCAGTTCAGACGTATCCAGAATCACGGTATCCGGCTGCGCTGATCCCACCTCATTTTCATGTCCGGTCAGCACATTTTCCCGGCTGAGAGGCGTGTCCTGACCGGAAGTTTCATCCGTGTCATCAAGCTCCTCTTCCAGCTCTGCCACACGGAGCGCCAGTTCTTCTTTCGTCCCCGTCAGGCTGACATCACGGTTCAGTTGTTCACCCAGCGAGCGGAGACGGGCAATCAGTTCATCTTTCGTCATGGACTCCTCCACAGAGAAACAATGGCCCCGAAGGGCCATGATTACGCCAGTTGTACGGACACGAACTCATCAGGGTCAGCCAGCAGCATCAGCGGTGCTGACTGAATCATGGTGAACTCACGCGCCGGATCGCCGGTGGTCACCCAGTTTTTCGGGTAACGGGCAGAGGCGTTAATGCCTTCGCGCTGTGCGTCCGCATCCTGAATGCAGCCATAGGTGCGCAGACCGCGTGCCTGAGTGTTCCCCAGCACCATCGTGTTGTCCGGCAGGAAGTTCTTTTTGACGCCGTTTTCCACGTACTGTCCGGAATACACGACGATGGCCACATCGCCATACATCCCCTTATAGGACACCGCTTTACCCAGGTCTTTCACCGCTGTCTCCAGCTCGGAATGAGAGCCGCGACGGGTATCCAGCTTCTCCCTGACGGCTTTGAAGGAACGGAACAGCGCCCAGCCTTTCGGGTCAAACACGATGATATTCACCACGCCGCTGGCGTTCAGCGCGTAGGCTTCGATATCGTCGGTCGGGTCATACGTGGACTTGTCACGCTTGCTCCACTCCGTGCCGCCGGACTGCGTGATGTTATTCTCCTCACTGCGGCCCATATCCACCTCAACCGGATCGAAGGCTTCACCGGTCATGGTGTATTTGCCCTTAAGCACGGCAGAAACTGCCTGCATCTCTTCGACCTGAGCAATGGCCAGCTCTTCGTCACGCATGTTCTGCATGATGATGCGACGGCGGCGGTAAGCCGGGTCCGCCAGATTCTGCGGATCTTCATCCGGCAGGCGACGCAGGGTCATCTGCGGATTCACTTCATGCTTCGGCTTGACATATCCCGGTGTAAATTCAGAGGTGGAGCCGCCACGGGAACGGATAACCTCACCGGAAACAATCGGCGAAACGTACAGCGCCATGTTTACCAGTCCCGGAATTTGTGAGAGATAGACTTTCTCCGTGGTGAAGGGATAGCTCTCACGGAAAAAGAGACGCAGAAACAGCGGATCAAACTTAAATTTCTGCTCATTTGCCGCCAGCAGTTGGGCGGTTGTGTACATCGACATAAAAAAATCCCGTAAAAAAAGCCGCACAGGCGGCCTTTAGTGATGAAGGGTCAGGTTAAACGATGCTGATTGCCGTTCTGGCAAACGCGGTCCGTTTTTTCGTCTCGTCGCTGGCAGCCTCCGGCCAGAGCACATCCTCATAACGGAACGTGCCGGACTTGTAGAACGTCAGTGTGGTGCTGGTCTGGTCAGCAGCAACCGCAAGAATGCCAACGGCAGCACCGTCGGTGGTGCCATCCCACGCAACCAGCTTACGGGTGGAGGTGTCCAGCATCAGCGGGGTCATTGCAGGCGCTTTCGCACTCAATCCGCCGGGCGCGGTTGCGGTATGAGCCGGGTCACTGTTGCCCAGCGGCTGGTAATGGGTAAAGGTTTCTTTGCTCGTCATAAACATCCCTTACACTGGTGTGTTCAGCAAATCGTTAACGGCATCAGATGCCGGGTTACCTGCAGCCAGCGGTGCCGGTGCCCCCTGCATCAGACGATCCAGCGCAGTGTCACTGCGCGCCTGTGCACTCTGTGGTGCTGCGGCCAGAATGCGGCGGGCCGTTTCCACGGTCATACCGGGGGTTTCTGCCAGCACGCGTGCCTGTTCTTCGCGTCCGTGAGCCTCCTCACAGTTGAGGATCCCCATAATGCGGCTGTTTTCTGCCGCAACCGCTGCGGTGATCTGCGCGTTCACGTCCGGCTGCGCCGCGCTGGCGTTCTCGCCCTCCGTCGCTGGCACCACGCCAGTAACGTCAGCCTGCGAAGCAGTGGCTGAAACAGTTGTTGATTGAGTCTCTTTGGTCATTCGCCCTCCTGAGAGACGGGATTTACGTGCATCCAGTGCATCACGCATGACGGTGATCGCATCGGTGCTGTTAACAAGTTCATCAGCCAGTCCGGCATCAATGGCCTCCTGACCGCTGTACACTGCAGCCTCGGTATCCAGCACAGCCTGCACGGACAGGCCGGTATATGCCGACACCTTCTGTGCAAACATCCGGCGGGTTGCATCCATCCGGGACTGCAGTGTTTCCCGGACGTCATCCGGTAGATGGCTGTAGGGGTTGCCATCCACCTTATGGCTGCCGCTGTAAATCAGCGTGATTTCCACGCCCTGTTTCTCCAGCGCAGCGCCGTAATTACTGTGAGCCATCATGACGCCGATGGAGCCTGTCCGGGCGGTCTGCGTGACCAGACGTCGGGAGGCGGCGCTGGCAAGCAACTGACCTGCACTGCAGTTCATGTCGTTGGCCAGCGCCCATACCGGTTTTATGTCACGCACACGGGCGATGATGTCAGCGCAGTCAAATGCCCCTGCCACCATCCCGCCGGGCGTGTCCATATCGAGCAGAATGCCGTCCACCATCGGATCGCTGGCAGCCTGTTGCAGACGGGCGATAATGCCGTTGTAACCGGTCATCCCCGAATACGGCTGCAGCGCCCGCGTCCGGCTGACCAGCGTGCCGGACACCGGCAGCACGGCGATGCCGTTCATGACCTGATAACTGCGGGCCTGTCGTGGTCCGTCATCATCACCGGATAACGCCAGCGTCGCGGGTGCCTCTCCGGCAGTCAGGCTGTCACCGGACACCGCATCCGTCAGGCGGCTGATCCCAAGCTGGCCTGCAAGCGCACAAAAGAAAACCCGCGCATAGGCGGGTTCAAGCATCAGCGGCTCATTAAAGGCCATGCTGGCAATATGCGGGAGATTACGCAGCTCTGCTGTCACTCTTCTCCTCCTCTGTTGATTGTCGCAGCCCGGATTCAAATGCCGCAGCCGCCCAGGCTGGCGGTTTAAGACCGGCTGCGCGGCGCTCCATCGTTTCACGGACCTGCTGGGCAAAAATTTCCTGATAGTCGTCACCGCGTTTTGCGCACTCTTTCTCGTAGGTACTCAGTCCGGCTTCTATCAGCATCACCGCTTCCTGTACTTCTTTCAGACCATCGATGGCCATACGACCGGAGCCTATCCAGTCACAGTTCCCCCAGGCACTGCGGGCTTCCTGAAAACTGAAGCGCGCTTTTGAAGGTAACGTCACCACGCGGCGAACGATGGCCTCTTCCAGCCAGCACAGAAACATCTGGCTCGCCTGACGGGATGCGACGAATTTTCGCCGCCCCATAAAGTACGCCCACGACTCGTTCGCACTGGCCCGTGCCGTGGAGTAGCTCATCTGAGCGTAATTCCGGGAAAGCTGCTCATACGAGACACCCAGCCCGGCAGCGATATACCGCAGCAGTGACTGCTCAAACACGGAGTAGCCGTTATCCGTGTCCTGAGCCGTCTGCAGGTTCAGTGAGTCACCCGGCATCAGGTGCGGCACTTTTGCGCCTCCCAGCCGGACCGGTGCTGCGGCGTAATACGCGGCAATTTCACCAATCCAGCCGGTCAGCTTGTCCCGCTGCTCCTTACTGTTCGCGCCCAGAATAAAATCCATCGCTGACTGCGTATCCAGCTCACTCTCAATGGTGGCGGCATACATCGCCTTCACAATGGCGCTCTGCAGCTGCGTGTTCTGCAGCGTGTCGAGCATCTTCATCTGCTCCATCACGCTGTAAAACACATTTGCACCGCGGGTCTGCCCGTCCTCCACGGGTTCAAAAACGTGAATGAACGAGGCGCGCCCGCCGGGTAACTCACGGGGTATCCATGTCCATTTCTGCGGCATCCAGCCAGGATAGCCGTCCTCGCTGACGTAATATCCCAGCGCCGCACCACTGTCATTAATCTGCACACCGGCACGGCAGTTCCGGCTGTCGCCGGTATTGTTCGGGTTGCTGATACGCTTCGGGCTGACCATCCGGAACTGTGTCCGGAAAAGCCGCGACGAACTGGTAACCCAGGTGGCCTGAACGAACAGTTCACCGTTAAAGGCGTGCATGGCCACACCTTCCCGAATCATCATGGTAAACGTGCGTTTTCGCTCAACGTCAATGCAGCAGCAGTCATCTTCGGCGAACTCTTTCCATGCCGCTTCAACCTCGCGGGAAAAGGCACGGGCTTCTTCCTCCCCGATGCCCAGATAGCGCCAGCTTGGGCGATGACTGAGCCGGAAAAAAGACCCGACGATATGATCCTGATGCAGCTGGATGGCGTTGGCGGCATAGCCGTTATTGCGTACCAGATCGTCTGCGCGGGCATTGCCACGGGTAAAGTTGGGCAGCAGGGCTGCATCCACACTTTCACCCGGTGGGTTCCACGCCCGCAACTGCCCACAAAATCCGCTGCCACCGCCGTGATAACCGGCATATTCGCGCAGCGATGTCATGCCGTCCGGCCCCAGAAGGGTGGGAATGGTGGGCGTTTTCATACATAAAATCCTGCAGGTCCCCTGCGTCGCTGTGTCATGCCGGTCTGCACTTCCAGCTCCGCAATGTATTTTTTCAGGTCAGACACGGAAGTGGCCGTAAACTCCACTCGCCGTCCGTCTTTCTGTACCGTTGCCACCCGTTTACCTGTCATCAGGTCATGCAGTGCCGCACGGGCAGCGGCAAGTTCTTCCTGTCGCGTCATTCATCCTCTCCGGATAAGGCACGGGCGTAATCTGCCAGTGTTTTCTTGTTGGTTGCTGCACCATCCTCTTCCTGCAGGCTCGCCAGCAGCGCACTGAGATCCAGCTGCCAGCGGGAAATACTGATGCGCAGCGCCGCCAGCGCATAAACGAAGCAGTCGAGTGCCTCATTGCGTCGCTTTTTGCTGTCCCACAGTATTTTTTTCCTGCCATCCACCCATTTTTCGACCTGCTCTTCAGCAGTCAGCTGCTGCGTCTTCGGTCAGATCAAAAATATCCGGGTTATTCGGGAAGTGAACGGCACCGGGAAGCGGTTCATCCCCTTCCGGCGTCAGTGTGAAGCGGTTATAAATCTGCTCTTTCGCGGTATCCGTACCGATTTCGGTAAGGTAAACCCCGTTTTTGTTTCGCTTACGTGGCATGCTGGCCACCGGCTTACCGTAGACGGATGCCCCTTTAATGGGGATCACCCGGAACAGCCCATGCTTTTTCGAGCGTTCATACACAATGGTCGGGTCAATGCCCCCAATATCCCAGCAGATACGGGATACCGACATTTCTGCACCATTCCGGCGGGTATAGGTTTTATTGATGGCCTCATCCACACGCAGCAGCGTCTGTTCATCGTCGTGGCGGCCCATAATAATCTGCCGGTCAATCAGCCAGCTTTCCTCACCCGGCCCCCATCCCCATACGCGCATTTCGTAGCGGTCCAGCTGGGAGTCGATACCGGCGGTCAGGTAAGCCACACGGTCAGGAACGGGCGCTGAATAATGCTCTTTCCGCTCTGCCATCACTTCAGCATCCGGACGTTCGCCAATTTTCGCCTCCCACGCCTCACCGAGCGTGGTGTTCACGAAGGTTTTACGTTTTCCCGTATCCCCTTTCATTTTCATCCAGTCTTTGACAATCTGCACCCAGGTGGTGAACGGGCTGTACGCTGTCCAGATGTGAAAGGTCACACTGTCAGGTGGCTCAATCTCTTCACCGGATGACGAAAACCAGAGAATGCCATCACGGGTCCAGATCCCGGTCTTTTCGCAGATATAACGGGCATCAGTAAAGTCCAGCTCCTGCTGGCGGATGACGCAGGCATTATGCTCGCAGAGATAAAACACGCTGGAGGGATCATCCGGCGTCCATTTGAGGCCAAACGGCGTCTCTTTATCGCCAAATTTAAGGTACTGCTCCTCCCCACAGTGCGGGCAGGCAACATGAAAACGCATAAAATGCGGGGATTCACTGACTGCACGCTCAATCTGACAGGTGCCTCTCACTTTGGGCGTGGAGCCACGGATGGACTTTGGCCAGACCGAGCCTTCAATACGCTTATCGCCCAGGAACGTCGGAGAGCCTTCCTGTTCAATATCCTCATCAAAGGCAGCAAGTTCATCATAACCCGCCACATCCACTGACTTTTCACGGTAGTTTTT